ACTATAGTCACTTCGTCATCTAGTATATGATAAGAGAAGTTAGGCGGAGAAGGTACTGAAAATGTATATTCAGCCATTAGTCATGCTCCAGTATAATCTCAAACTTCGTATTATTTCTATCAGCACTTATCGTAACACTAGCTTCACTAATTCCCTCTGCGGTGTAAGCTCCGCCTTTTGGAATACTAAAATAAGTAGCTCCACCATCCCAACTAAGTAGCAGCACTTTATTATCTCCATTCTCATTTGGTCCTTTTAAAGGATTCTGAATAATAAGAGCTGTAATGTTTCCACTAGTGGGGGTCACGGTTACTGTAGAGAAGGCAGGTGAAACAACTCCATTGATCTGTTCTTGTGTAGAGCCACCACCACCTGATACTACATTAACCTCTATTGGCTGATCTGTTACACATACTCGTACACATTTTTTACCATCGCCATCTTTGGTAATTGTGCCACTTGTATTTCCTATTATTGATCCAGCCATTATTCTTTGAACCCTGTTACAAGGCTTGCTTCATCTTCGTTTAAGTCGCTAGGGTCTTGCCATTCTTTTATGTCTGCATAAAACCAAGCGATCCAAGTGCCTTTTTTTTCCTGTTTCGGTGCCTCGATATAATTATACTTCATCTGATTCAATTGATTATTTAAAACCATTAACTCAATAAGCTTGAACTCATCAGCAGCACGTAAGAAAACAGGTATAAGTTCTAAATTAGCACCGAAGTTTGCCATAGATTAAAAAGGGGCTCCGAAGAGCCCCATCCTATTAAACTGGATCGTAAACGTAGATTCTTGGGTTAGAAGCAGCGGTACTCTCAGCACCAAAAAGGTGAGTCAGAGCGTAGTCTGTTCTTTGCTCAAGAATTTTAGGCTCATCTTCAAAATCAACTGATCTTTGACGAGCAAAAGCTAATGCCTCATGCCCTAAAGCAATAAAGCCATCAGTAGGTACACTTGTAGAATTAGAGCAATAAAGACTAATCCCATAAATGTTAGCAATTTGAGCAACTCGAACAGGGTCAGAAGATCCAAACTCATTGGCACGAATTACATTGTTGTTTGATAGTAGGTCACCCCACATAAAAGTTCTACCGATGGCAGCACTTCTTAACTCAGTAGGTACGTTGGCAGCGTCGAAAGCTTCGCCAAGATCTCTAAGAGCCTCAAGTCCATCAGCAGCAGCAACTGTTACAGTTGTACCAGCATCAGCTACGGCTTGTGCGAAAACGTAATTATCAACACCAGCTGCTAATGTTCTTAGACCGTTTTCAATTGTCTTAGAAACTAGAGCAATTTTAGATTGTAAAGCCCCTCTTTTAGTAACTGAAAAAGGAATAGACTTGTGTTGATCTAATAATAATTGAGCAGCACCTGGAGTAATAGTCTGAGGTGTCATTGCTGTACCATCCTCATTAACTGTCTGCTCTGTTAACTCTGCTAATTGAATCATGTCAAGACGATCCATTCCTGGACCAACTTCACCTGTTCTGTCCCAAACACCTGGCATAGCTAGTGCTACCGAGTTTTGGATTAATGTTCTTGTAACCATGCTAGAAACGACCTTCTGAATCGTAACTGCAACTTCTGTATTCCCTGAAACTGCCATATCTATCTCCTTATAGAATTTGTTTTAAAGCATCTAATAAAACAGTGTCTGGATCTTCTTGGATCATTTCATCCACTGTCTTTTCTTTTACTACAGCAGAGATCGGTCTCCCGTTTTCCATACCAGGGACATTCGACTTGAATAATCCAGGGTTACTCTTTCTTAAATCTTCAACTGCAAGGTCAACGCCCTTCCAATTTTGTGATTCAGAATCATAACCTAGAACATCTTTCTTTTTGGTTTTCACCGCAGCTAAAAGAATATCCATGTCGTCTGCATCGCCACCGTTTTTAGCAACTTCGTACTTAAGAGAAGTTTCGAGTCGTTCTTTTTGAACTTCTGTTAACTGTCCTTTAAGTGTGCCAACTTGATCAAGAGTCTTTTCATAAAGACCTTTAAAGTCGTTGGATTGCTTAAGAGTCTCGTGTTCACGTTCTTCTGCTTCGGATCTTATACTCTGGTATTTCGATTTCCAAGTTTTTGATTCGTCTAATAGCCGAGAATTACTTTTCTCTAATTGCTCCATTCGACTCATTAACTCTTCTACCTTAACCTCTGGTTTTGTCATTTCTGACGGCTCGGTGACTTGTCCTTCGACTTTCTCACTCATCTAAAATCTCCTTGATGATTAAGCTTTCGCTAATCTATGCGTTCGCATATATAAATAATAACTCATTATCGAGCTAAATTGGTAATTTTGTCTAGCAGGTCTATTTTTTAGTTGCTCTCTTCATCATTTTAATAATCATTTTCTGAATATTATCTTTGAACACTTCATCTTTTGAGAAGTTAGGGAGTAATCTTCTGATGACTTTAGATTTTCCGGCACCTAACTTATTGTGAATCACTGCTAGATTATCTCTAAACTTGATAAAAATGCCTGGTTTACCTCTAATCTGTTTCACCACTAAGCTATCGAGCATCTTGCCAGTTTGGTTCATATCGACTGGCTTTCTAGCTCCGCCCTTTTCTCTATCAGCATACTTCTTACTATATTGTTTGAATTGTTTTCCCTTAACTGGAGATCTGCCACTAAGGATTGTAATAATAATCTCTTCTTCTATCTCAGCTTTTGGTTCTCTGGAGATGTTTTTAGACATTCTCTTATTGAATGACTTAACAAAAGAAGTAGTGAAGCCTTTAATGTTTTTGATCCTAACTTTTGCCATTAGATCTCATCCAATATCTGCGCCACTAGGGCTTGAACTTCATCCTCTTCTTTCTTAATCTCTTTTATAGCAGCGTTAACCTTATCCATAATAGGTTTCTTAAACTTCTGATTAGCAGATGGAATAAATCTACGCTGTGGTAATGTATCGCCAGTGTTGTGATTAAAAGACTTTAGTTTTTCTTTAGTGGGAGCATCTTCAAAGATACCAACTGCGATAGAGTCAGTATCTTGTTCTGAGAATGTTATCTGAGACCTTAAGTCACCGTCTTGGAATAAACTTGATAGAGTGCCATCAGCTTTCTTCTTTTGGAAAGCACCGCCCTTAACAGGAGATCTGTGCGCATCAAGATTATCATTAATGCCATCTACAATGATCTCCCCAGCAACTCTCTTAGCTCTGTCCTTGAGGCTCTCTGGTAATCCCTTCAGATTGAGATTCACTTTTTTGACTGACTCTTCCTTGGATATTCCCATTATTACCTACCATAAACTTTTTAGCTCTATCTAGTTTGGTTTGCTCAACTCTATCTAGCTTTTCTCTTGCTTCATCTTCACTTAGATTAGGGTCCATTTTAATGTACTTCTCCCACTCTTCGATTAAGCCAAGCTCAAGCATTACTTTAATATTGTTTAGGGTCTGCTCGTCTGACACCATTACTTTTGGCTTAGGGTATACGATTTGAAGTTGATCTTCTCTTGAGAATCTATTCTTTTTAAGTAGAGCTTCCCATGCCTTAATAACTTCAAACATTTTCTTTTCTAGCGATGAATAAAACTGTTGATTCTTCTCGATAATCTTTTGAACACTAGAGCCAGCTACCGCTTTAGAGATACCCGATTGAGTATCTATACCCTTCTCCATGTTAATATTTTCTAAGCCATGCTCGTGAAAGATCTGCTGAAGGTAGCTCATATCAGATTCAAGCATCGGATTAAGTTGAGCACCGCTTGTCTTGTATTCGTAATCTGTTGGTTTATCTTCAGGGTTAGATGATTGTGGGAGCTCAATCGCTTGTGTTTGACCGTGAGTCATTGTCTTGAATCTACCGCTAAACTTTTCAGGGTACTTGAAGACTTGGATACCAGAGCCGTGAATGTTTTTGGCTGTTAAAGTCTCAGATTGCTGCACGTTGAACATAATCGATTGCTCTGTCAAGGGATTGACAGTTGGGTAATCCACAGCAGTGTCAATTGTCTCAAGAACAAAAGGCAAAACACCTAGAGGGTTAACGTTGTTTGGATTATCTGGGATGGTGCAGTATTCAACTGACTTCTTAAGAATCTCATGACCATCGACGATCTCTTGTACCTGACTAACACGAATTTTAACGTGTTGCTTAGCACTCCAGAACACCCAGGTTCTACCAGTAGATGCAGAGTCGGCTTGATTCTCTGCAATAAGATCTGGCACACCATCGCCACCTGTTTCTTTGCCTCTTGCTTCAGAGGTGATTTCAGTATCTGGATAATTCATACCAACGATAAGAACTTCTCCTGTGTCTTTGTCTCGCACAAGAATAAACTCGTAAGGGTGAAGTGAGATAAATTGATACTTATCATCTTCTTTGCGGTAGTTGATCCACATTAGAGCGTATTTATTAAGATTGAATATCACATCAAAGAATTGTAGCTCTCTTTGTGAATTAGCTTCTCGATAGATGTCCGATAAGATTTCAGTCTTATTCTGATTACCGTCAATAGATCTAATAGGTCGCTCGTCGTAGGATTGAGCTCTTTTATCTGTGATCATTTTACTGACTGAGATATTGCTGATGGTATATGACTGCCACGATTTAGGTCTTGTGCAAGATAATTGTCTTTCTACATATACCTTTTGATTACCAGAATAAACTTGATAAGCATTAAAGCTTTGTCGTCTACGATCCTTGTCTTCTGACTTTTGAGTTTCGCCTAGAATTTGTAATATGACTTGCTTATCTAATAGATCCATTTCTTGCATTTATATTCCTTAGCTTATAGTGATATATGTATCTGGCACTTGTTCGTATTCTATAATGTAGTCGACCCAATAGCCTATCGCAGTAGTTACGTGCTGAAATGCAAAAGAATCATCTTCTAAATATTGACCGCCCTTCTTAAGCTTAGTCAATCTAATACCCTCATCAGCATCTCCAGCACCCTTGTAAATGTAGAATTGTACTTTACCTTCGTAATTGCAGCACTTGGCATTAACTCTATTGTGCCTTCTCCTGATCGGTGGATTAGCTCTAGGCACTTTATTCTCATATCTTATTCTATTCCTTTTAAGAAAAGTTTCAATGATTTCGTAGTCGTTAGTCTTAGATCTTGGATCTCTAGACTTACCAGAAGCATCGCCAAAGATCCTATATGTCGTTCTTTTAGATAGAACACCTGACTCAAACGCTTCTTTCATAATGTCGTTAGTATCTGCACCCTGCACGATAATAGTCTTAGCGATGTGGAATACACCAAGAATCTTTTGTCCAACTGCCATACTCATGGGCTTGCCTGATCCGATATTAAAGTCATGCATTATATCGATTGGGTAATCTAGATTGAAAATATACTCTTCATCGCGATAGTTTCGCTCTCTCTTGTAATTGTAATAGATGCCGCCTTTTGGATCTTCAACCCACTTGCCTTCGATGAGTCTAGCGATCTCAATGGGGCTTAGGTTCTTCATCAAGTTGTCGATATACCAATCTTCTAGAAAAGGATTGTCTCTAGCATCTGAATAGTAAACGTGCTTAAGTGGATCGGTTTCTGATCCGATGATCATCTTTTTATAAAGTGGGTGCGCTGGTGAATCAGGGTTAGTAAGTGTGATCAGTAAGTTTCTTTCGGCTTTGGCTCGCCCTAGTCTTGAATAGATCGTGTCATATATATCCCAATACTCGCCATCATTTTCAGTGGCTTCTTCTATTAAAGCACCTGATAACTTAAGAGATCTAAATGACTTAAATCTTTTATTGTGCCAAGTCTTAACAAAACATTCTGCACCATTAGAGAAGATCCACTTTTGCTTAACTTTATTGAACTCAAAATCTTTGCCTTCTACTAAGTCACCTTCTATATGATCG